AGATGCAGAACCCCTGCCCATGTTTGTCCATCTTCGGGAGGGCGTGGTACGGTGAAAGGAGCATTGTGCCCCTTTACCCATATTAGTGTAGCATATTCTTTACGCTCCACTTTCTTAATTTTCATATACTTTAGAGGTGTTAGCTTTGTCTTTTCATAGATGAAAGGCTTGCCCTTACTATCTACAAAGTACTTAGTAGTTTGCTTCATCAATCCGTTTGGAGCAGTTACAGCTTTCTTTAATTCATACTTATCTTTAAAAGGGGTCTGCATACGTCTAGCGCCAATGGTACTACCCATCTGGTTATAGTCGTCCACTAACTTACCATCACAAAACAATAAGCCATCTGTTGTTTCCCAGTTGCTCGAGTCCATCAAGAAAGCAGGAAACGTGATCTTTGTAAAATCTCTAAAAGTAACTACCATAATTACTCGGCTAAACCTAGCTTTTCGTCTGTGTCTAGTATTTGCTGAGATGCTTTCACCCAGTTTTCGACTGTTGGATTATAATCAACTCTATCTTGAAAGTTATCTACAACCCACTGAGCCATAGTCTTGCTCTTTCCATGTGGAGACAACAACCATATTAAGTCTGTATCGCTCACGTTTTATCCCTCTCAGCCTGTTCAAAAATTGCATTTGTAATTATAGTCGGTACTATAATTGATAGGTGTACTGCTATGGATACAGGTATGCTATAACCCAACCAACCCATGTAATAAATGGCAATGATTCCAAAGAACCCGCACCACATTACAAACAATGCCATAAGAAGATACCCTTGCATTACTGGGTCGGGTATAAATCTTAGTGGGTTATATCTCAGATCCATAATACTACGATATATCTGAACTATTTGTTCGCCCATATTATTCTCCTGTTTCTAGTTGTTCGCCATACATTTTATCAAACTTACCGCCTGAATAGTCTTCGTGAACAATCTCGAAGTCGCAACCTACGGGAGCACCAGGAATAGATAAGCCTCTATCCATTTGTATAAACTTGGCCAACTGTTCCATATATTCTTCTACTTCACCTTCAGGTACTTCTGCTAAGATCGAATCGTGTACGAGTGCAAAGATACGAGCCTTTTTATTATTGGCTTTAATCCATGCGTTCATATCTATAGCACCTAAGAGGTTAATATCAGAAGCAGCAGACTGCACCAGAAAATTAAGACCAGACCTAATGCTATGACTCTGGATGCCTTTGTCTGTCGAAGCGACATTTGGTAATCTCCTTTTTCTTCCGAAGAAGCTGTAAATGAATCCATCTTGTTTGATAAACATTTGGTTCTCCTCAATCCAAGACTTTAGCTTGTGGAAGGCATTGAAGTATTCATCAATAACATCCTGAGCATCTGCCCTAGTAAAAGGTTTACCACTATCTTTTGATACTTGTTCACTGATCTTATTAGCACCTGCACCGTACATGATGCCGAATGTTACGGCCTTTGCCGCCTGTCTTTGTGTACTAAACTTCTCAGCTACTTCTTCTACAGGGCAAGGTAGTCTAAACACTTTCTTAGCAATCGTACTGTGGAAGTTGCCTCCCGACTTAAATACATCCATCAATGCTTTATCTTTTGCTAAGATAGCTGCTACGTATACCTCTGCTGTTGTTAAATCCATTGCAACAATTTTGTTGCCCGGTGCTGCTTTGATACAACCTTTTACAATGGGATTATCTCTAGGCAATTGTTGCATGTTAAGTTTACCACTAGAGCTAAGCCTGCCACTAGTAGTACCATGCAAGTTGAAACCTGTACGGAGTCTGCTATCTCTATCCAACTGCGGTAAGATTTTGTCCAAATAAGTATTTTTAATCTTGGATTTCTGTCTAATGTTGAGGATAAGTCCTGGTATGTGGGATTGCTCACCGAGAGCTTCAAGAACTTCCGCATCTGTAGAATGTGCGCCAGTGCCTGTCTTTTTGCCAGTAGGATTGAGACCAACAAAGTCGAACAGCAAACTACGAAGCTGCACAGTAGAGTTAGGATTAAAATCTTTTCCATTAATTTTCTCGAATTTACTAATGGCAGGATCTTTGTATAGCTCTGCTACTGCATCATCAATCTCTTGTTGCATTAGAGACTGAGACTTTACTAGTCTGAGCTTGTCAAAGGGTACGCCATTGTCTTGGATGTCCGTTAAGAAACGGCAACCAGGAATAAGTATATTGTCATAGACTTTTGCTAAACGTTTATTCTGCTTAATCTTTACAAACTTCTCGAAAAGTAGATACGTTACTGCGGCATCCATGCCAGCGTATAGTTTCATAATCTCAAAAGGAATATCACCCCAGTTAAAATCATTTTTAAGAATCCCATTCTGTTTACGATAATTCGCAATCCAGTCATACATTGGCTTCTCATAATCCCCGTACTTTGTATACTTAATAGCTAACTGCTTCAAGCCGTGTGTACCAGGATTCTCATCTATTAGATAATGTAGTAGCATTGTATCCTCGAAGTGAGGAAATTTAAAGTTAAAATGGTACTCGAAGAATGCCAAGTCAAACTTTGCGTTATGGAATACTACTGCTTTTTTATTAAAGAGTTCTTGCAATAGACGTTCAGACTCTTCGTCTAAACACTCTGTGTCTATGTATGCGCCACGATCCTGCTCATAAGACAGCGATAGACCAAGCATATGCCCATCTCTTGGGTATAATCCTGTAGTCTCTGAATCGAGTGCAACATAAGGGCTAGGAGCATCGATAGCTGATTGAAAGAAAGCATTAGCTTCTGCAGTATCTTGAATACCCCACGCATTATATGTTGTAATAATAGTATCTTCGATCTCACCTTTGATGTAACCGATGATACTTGCTTTAGAATCTTCCCATGTTCTTTTAGCTTCGGGCTTAAAAGCAAGCATGGCAGGGTTAATAACAGGTAAGAACTTCTCTTCTACTTTCTTACCAGAATATTCTGTAACTGAGTTGATGGGGGTGAAATATTTAAGAGCATCACTTCCCACTAGAATTACCCAGTCGTAATCGTCTGTATTGATCTCGATATCACAATCTCGTTTCAATACTTTTTTGAGAGTAGGGTCAGAGCAAAGCTGATATTGATCAAACTCAAATGCGTCATCGAACTCTCTTTTAAAATTTGTTTTACTTGGTTTAGTTTCTACTAATGCAACTTTAGGCATATAATTTACTCTTTAGTTTCTGTACTGTTTGTAAGGGTAAAGCTCCCGGATCACGATCCTTTAGGCTCACATTTCTACTAGCTAAACCTACTCGTTCAGCCATCTCTTGAACTTGTTTGGAGGCGTTCTGTCCTGCCTCATCTCCATCAAAGAATACAATTACTTCATCTACACCTTGTATAGAAAGCATACGTAATTTATCCTCATTAATGTTCTTTGTGCCGAAGCAACAAACTGCATTGTCTAGTCCTTTATCATGCAGATTGACCATATCATAGATACCTTCTACTAGTACAACAGAACCCTGTATAGGCTCTACTACAGGGAATAAAGGCATCTTCGCACCCGCAGGCGAGATCATATACTTAGGCGTTCCGCCTGTGGTATGACGACCATTAAATGCTACTATACGACCAGATATATCTCTTACAGGGAATACAATCCTGCCGATATGATCAGGATCATGGTGTTGAAACGCTTCAAATTTCTTGTATGTTTCAGGTTTAATGTCTCTCCAATTGCCCGCATAGGGAACAATATTTCGAGGAAACGACAAACCAACCGACTCAGACCTCTTAGCTTTAATAGTCTTTTTTAATAGTTCTCGTCTTAGTTGTAGTTGGTTTGCCTTTTCGCCAAAATGAGTAAAAAGGTTTCCTTTATAACCACAGGAGAAGCACTGGAATACACCAGTAATACGATCGATACGCATACTGGGATTTCTATCATCATGCTCAGGGTTCAGACAACGTACTAACGCATCTGCTCCTTTGGGTATAAAATAAACATCTCTAGCTTTTAATAGTTCTTCTACTGTCATTATGGCATATATCCTGCAAAACCTGCAAATTTTCTTCTAGTTACTACGTATTCTTCATATGTTAAGGGTGGAAACTTATAGCCCTTTCTTTTAAGTTGTTTATATTCTTCGTAAGAAGCTAATACTTCTAATGCCCAAGCCCAGCATACACTATGTTTTATATTACGTGAGCATGATTGTATCCCATGAAACACCTCGGATTCTAGTTGTTCTTCTAAGTTCTCGTAATGATCTATCAGTAAGGTATCGCACTCACCTTTATACTCATTTGCATCACAGTGTACAACTGTAATTTTTTTCATTATCTCTGGATTGACTCTTTCCTGATACTCTATCAACTCTTTATTGATTTCAAGTACTACTACTTCGTTGACATTAGGGTTATGTAATAATAGTGTTTCTCTTAGTAAAAACCCTAAACCTGTAGCTATTACTTTACCATATGCTATACTAACACCGAACTCTACTTCCTTTAATTCTTGATGGTCTAAAGTATTCCAAGTATTCCATCTAACCCCATCTTGATACAAGTGCCAAAAATTATCCTCACCCCAGGTTTCTACAGCTTTAACTTCTAAACCTGTGTCTGATGAGTACTCTTCTATATTTGGCATATCTATTATGGGAGTATACTTTATTATCATCTACCAATATCCTTTACATTTTCACTACTGATTACTTGATATGCCCCTTTATTGTAGGCAGGTGCTACTGTGAAGGAAGCATTGTCCGCATAACTGCGATCAGGGGCTTCGCAAGTGCCTATACCATCGTCCGCAGATTTATAGTGAGCTGTTTCTCTACGATAGGTATTGGCAACCTCCAAAGGTTCAAACTTAGGAGTATAAGGTTTAGACTTCGGTAAAGGCTTGCGCTTTCTACCTGAAGCTGTATGTCGTAAACTGCCGAATGTAAGTGCCATATTGCTTCTCCTTCTTGAAAATGTCCGTATATTATACGACATATCACATGAGAAGTCAAGAACTATTTTTAAATATCATCAATTTCTTCCCCGGTTTTATGGGAAGAATCTTCACGTTCTTTAGGAGTGAGGGCAGACTCGGGGCCGATCTTCAGGCTATCCCAATCTACTTCTGAGGTAAATGACTTCATAGAGGCTGAACGCATTTTCACACAGTTGAGTGTAATACAAGCATCTTCATGATCCCACGTTTCTAACGTGTAGGCAGCATCTGCCGCATCAAGAATACCTTTAGCGAATCTAGCTTCTCCACTAGCATCTGTTTGATATGGTGAGAATACTGTGCAGTCGTATTCTTGTGCCATAGATTTTAAGGCTTTACTAACTTCAATCTGTTCTGTCCAATCATATTGCCCACCTGTACGTGATGGTAGACTCGACCGCTTTACCTGATTAATATAGTCAACAATAATGACACCAACATTCAGAGGTTTAACTTTTTTGTCAAGCTCTGCACGAATCTTGGATAATGTCAAAGAAGGCTCATATACTACATCTAACTGCTGAGTCGGGAGGAGCTCATGGTTAGCTTTTAGTACATTATGCAACTTGTCAAAGTCACGATGTTCTCTATACTCCTTCAAGCGGTCTTGTCCATCAACGTAACGATTTGCCCACCAATTAGCAACTTGCTCCCACTCAGTAATATTCAAATTCTGAGTACGCAGACGCGCAAAAGGGATTTTAGTAGCTATGGAACAGCATCGCTGGAGGATAGATCGGCTATCCATCTCAATAGTGAAATAAATAGCCGACTTACCACTTTCGTACACATTGTTAGCAATGTTTGCACAAATAACAGACTTACCTGCACCACGACGTCCACCGACCATAAC